CGATACCTAATGATTTTATTGTGCCCGCAGCAGTGGCGACCGCTATCACGATGCCCTTTAATACAACGCCGATACCTTGCCCAATGCTTGAGAAAAGTGTTGCAGATCCGGTTGCTTGTGTAAACGCATTCCCGATATCAATCAAAGCAGGAAGCAAGCCAGATACAAAATTATTCTTTGTTGCTGTTACATTGCCATTTAATACAGTGAGGATGTCGTTAAACTGATCGCTTTGTTCAGCCAGCCGAGTTGTCATACTACCCGATTGCGCGTAGGCTTCCATTTGACCTTCTATGGATTGCCTACCTTCATTCAATAGCGGTATTAGTTCTCGCCCTGACTTGCCAAATATTTCCTGAGCAAGGGCAGCCTTTTGAACGCCATCGCGCATAGTAGAGAATCTATCAGCAACATCTAGCAGGATGTCCCTCGATTGCCGAAAGTCACCGCTTGCTGTTTTGGTATTGATTGACAGACGTGCAAAGGCATCGCTACCCTTCGCAACGTTACCATTCATGATTCCGATGGCTTTTGCGACATCCTCAAGATTGGAGCCATTGAGTTTTGCTGCTTTGCCTAGACCGCCAAGCTCTTCGACGGTTAAGGATGATATTTTGCGCAGATCATTAAGCCTATCACCAGCGTCAACAACGCCCTTGATCATCGATGCAAACATGTCGACCGACAAGCCTACTCCTATGGTCCCAAGAATATTATTAATGTTTGATACGGTGCGGGTTACTGTAGCCTGAGCGCTAGACATGTCTTTCGATAGCCGAGCCAAATCAGCGGCCATCTGTATCTCTAACATTCCGACCACATTAGCCATCTACTTTATCTCCGCTGGTATTAACGCTTTCATTTGCCTACGCATTTTGTCGGTTGCTGCTTGCGCGTTATGTGCTGATATTTCCTCTGGTACATATGGTGCTGGGCATGTCTTTTCTTGCGCCGCAAAATACTGGCTTGCGTATTCTCTCGACAGCTTGCGCATAAATTCAGACTCCCAAAGCTGCAATTCACATTCGCGCAGATTGCACCATGCTAATAATTCTTGACTGCTTAACGGCTGTTCACTAAATCCAATGTCCTTTAGATACTCTACGATATGTGCCGCATCGATGTCCGGTAAATCAGGTTCCATCCCGTCATAGATCAGCGCATCAATTCTGCTTTTTTTAGCATCTTTTGGCACAGCATAAAGCCATGCCAATTGCCTAATGTATAGAGCTAAGCCTTCGTAGAGCCTTTGGTAAAATTTGCCCAGTCACCCAGGTATGTAGCTACCTGATCGGCAATGAATCCAAGCGATTCATCAGCGTAGACCGCTCTAAAAAGCGCCTTGCCTTCTAACTTGTCGAATTCGATATTCTCGAAAGATTCTGTACAATCAGCGAGATAAGTAGCTCTTTCCTCGGCTATGCTTTCCGCTGTCTGATCTGACTTACCTTTCTTGCGCAGAATGTCGAGTGTGCGGTTGCTCTTTGCCGCCTGTGCTTTTGCAAACTTCTTGCTTCCTGGGCTGTAAACATTGATAGCTATTTCTTTTCCATCATCGGTATACATAAGTTCTTCGCTTGCATCCCGCAAGTGTAAGCGCCCAGTTTGCTCAACCGCGTATTTTCTGATATCCATTTTGTGTGTCCTTTAGAGTGGTTTAAAACTTTGTTGCCTGTGCCCAAGGTGCCGCCACTCTAATGGCGGTCAACCTTGAGTCAGTGCCCTTTATACAGTGCCGACGATTACGATATCGTAAGTAACACCAGTTGTTCCAGCACTATTTGTTATGGTCAGCAAATCGCCTGTTCCAGCGGTCACCGCAATACCGTTTGCGTCCGGTGCAATCAATGCAAAGCATGCGCCTGGAGTCAATGCAACGCCATCGCCAGCCGCCATAAATGCAACAAGGCCATTGGATGCAGGGCGTGTCACTTGCACATTGTTTGTGTTGGTTGCAGCTGCTTTGATGATGATCGCTTTTATCTTGGTAAACGTTAAAGTAGTGCCGTGCGAGTCAGTCAAGCCGCCTGCCAGATCCAAATCCTCTGTAGCCGATGCCGCTAGTGTGCGAGTGTCAGCAAAAGCTTCATTGGCTTGATTAGCGCCCGTTCCATTGGTAAAAGAAAAATTTGCACCATAGCGAATTGGATCTGTTACGCTGCGAAGATCCAGCGAACTAACCAAGTCCAGCGCGACAGATACGCTGACGTTACCTGATAATGTGATGGCCATTTTTTTATAATCCTTATACTAAAACGTCAACGAAGATGGTCCCGCCGCTTTGCCCGGTAACAGCAAAAGTACACTCAACCATCGGGATGTCATTAGCACCACCAACTGTAACAGGCATCCCTGTTATCATCGCCATAAAGTATCTTTTATCGCCGTTCGGGAAAGTCAATAATACTGAGTATGCGTTTTGTGATGCCAATGCAGCAGCAAGCAGGATTTGACCAGCATCGTCTGTATCTTGCGCGATGCTGATGGGAGGTGAGCCGCCGTCTTTGGTACCTTTAAACTTTTGCAGGATGCCTGTTTCAAGATCCGTGAAAGTGATGATCTCTTGTGATACACCGATTGGGCCGATGTTCTCAATGCTACCAACTTTTGTATAAGATAGAGCACCATAACCGGCAGCGTCATATGTCGCCGGAACCGATGCACTAAGTTTTATTGTTGCTCCTAACGAGGTATTAACTGCCATTTTTAAATGCTCCTTTGATATTTCACCATAAAATCAACACTTTGCATGTATAAGACAACTTCAGAATCATAGAAGTCTGGTCCTATAAACTCTTCGATTACTGACTTACACATGACTGATTCACTACTTAAAACAAATAATCTTTCAACCGCTTTACACGCATCGCGCACGGTGCGCAAAAGTGCTTTCTGTTCTGCATAACTTTTAGAAACCACCGTGACTTGTATGCGCTCTGTCTCTAATCTAATCGTCTCGCTACCTGCTAACGTATCGCGCATCTTTCCGCTTATCTGAGTAATACCGATTGCCGGTAGAGTCGTACCTATTGGGATAACACCAGCTATAACTTGCGTAGTTGTCGCAGCATTAAGCAGTTTCTTAATAATCGCTACGCCACTCATTATTCGATTCCAAGTTCAATGTCAGCCGTGTTAAGGCCGTTCTTTGTAGCTAATCTTTTCTTGATGTAATCAGCCGCAGCCAAAACACCGTTATTCGCCTGAGAATCCAATGCTGGTCGCATAAATGGGATAGCCTGCATACCTGGGTGGTTAATTTCGCCGCCCTCTTTACTCGATAAACTATGTGCCCTTGCTCCGGTCAATTCGATTATCGGAGCGTAGAAAACTATCGCGCCGTTTTTGCCCTTGCCGCCTGCTATTAATCGTGCTGTAACTTTACCCTCGCGCTTGTCTATGCGTGCCGATATTCTTATAGTGTCCCGTAATGCGCCCGCATAATGTTTATACTTTCTTTTGTTATTTTCTGATGGTTCACCAACCGGACAGTTTTGTACAGCCGCTTCCTTGATTGGTTTCAATCCAGCACGCAAAGCGCCACGCAGAATGTTTTTTTCTATCCGCAAAGGAAGTTTTTGCAGATAATCATTAAGCTCTGATAGACCTTTAACGCGCACTGTGCTCATTTATTACTCAACGATAAAATGGAATGTGCCGGTTTTAGTATCGCCTCCCTGAGCAATCACGATCTTTATCCTGTCTTTAGCTATGCAGATTGGCTCTAATACCGCAGATCCACCACCAGCATATAAAGCAGCCACGCCAGCAGTGCTGTGAGTCGCTTGTCTTGGTGCAACGGTAGCACTTGCGTTTACATCAGCTTGGGTCCATATCGTTTCGCCAGTTGCTTCCGATGTGATCGTAAAATCTACGCCAGCCGCATAGTCGGTCTTAACGTATCTTATCTGTGACAACTTTCCGGTAAAATTCGGTGTATAAGCGGTTGCCGATCCGTCAGCAATAGTAGTAACCGCAACTTCAAATCGCTGTATAAAACTCATGCTGTGTACCTCTCCGCTATAAATTCACTCATATCACGATACCCAATCTCGGCAGGACCCGACACGATCTGATAAACAATGCTATCGATCACAAAGCGCATGGTTGTATCAATATCAGTTCTGTATTTCATCCTGATCCGTGACTGGTTAGTATTTGTATCTAAAGCATTTTTAACTGACTCTGACTTGCTTGGTAGCACGTCTAACTTCTCGACCCAAACAGTTGCTTTCTTTGCCCATTCGATTTGCTCAGTGCCATAATCACCCTCAAGAGTGACAGTTTTATATTGCACCTCACAAATTCGATTGAGCCGACCGCTACGCATAAGTCAGTGCAGCCCTGTTATCCCATA